GCAGGACTTGTATCGACAGAGCGGACAGAGGGCGCCAACACGATAAATCCGCCTACAAACACGGGTGGAGATACGTTCGACAAGTTACCGCTGTACGAAAAGATGAAATACGCAAACGAACACCCAAATGATGCAAGTGTAAAGGCTTTTTTGGGTAAATAACAATGAGGTGAAACTTTATGGGAATTTTTGACAGTAAATATTTTAATTCGGAAGTTTTCGGTAAATATGTCGAAACAGTACCGAGAGTAAAGCAGAACGTTTTTTTACAGGCGGGTGTCTTGAGGCCAAGAAACGACCTCCGCACTATGCTTTCCGACCAAACTGGTGGCAACTATATTTCAGTACCCATGACAGGCAGGATCGGCGGAGAAGCTTTAAACTATGACGGTAGTACAAACCTTTCGACAACAGGTATTGAAACTTTCTTGCAAAGTATGATTGTTGTCGGCAGGATGAAAGGTTGGAAAGAGCGTGATTTTTCCTATGACATCACAGGACACGACTTTATGCGTGATATTGCCGCACAGGTATCGGAATATTGGGACGATATCGATCAACTTACCATTTTGAAAACGCTTGAGGGCATTTTCGGTGTAACAACAGGCGGCTTCGCGAATACACATTCTCTTGATATTACGGGCACGGAAACGGGTGTAATGGATGCAACAACACCTAATACGGCTATGCAAAAAGCAAGCGGCGCAAACAAAAATATTTTTACGCTGATGATTATGCATAGCGCTGTTGCAACAAACCTCGAAAACCTTGAAATTCTTGATTTTAAAAAGGGTACAGAGGCAAACGGTATGCAGGCACAGCCTATGCTTGCAACTTATAATGGTAGAGCTGTCTTGATTGATGATGATGTACCGACTGAGGAAGTAGCTGCAAGCGGCAATACTCCTGCGTACACAAAATATACAACTTACATCCTCGGTAGAGGTGCTATTGATTATTGCGATTGCGGTGCTAAAGTGCCTTACGAAACGAACAGAGACCCCGTCACGAACGGCGGTGAAGAGAGGCTCTACACAAGGCAGAGAAAACTCTTCGCACCTCGAGGTTTTAGTTTTGTACAGCCTTCTACAGCTATTGTATCGCCGACAGACGCACAGCTTGCAACCGCTGCAAGATGGGAACTCGTTAAAGATACGGCAGGCACAGGCTACTATGACACAAAGGCTATTCCGATTGCAAGAATTATTTCAAAAGGCTAATTAAGAAGGAGAATCCACAATGACGATTACTGACTTTTGCGAAGAATTGCATAATTGGTTTGATGTTGACAGGATTTTCGGCACATTTACAATATCTAACAGCGAAATAACCGTTCCTGACGGCTACTTGCAAGAAAATCAGTATTTTCGCATTGTGGGTTCTGTTTTTAATGACGGTGTTTGCAAATACCCTGCAAGTGATTTGACGGACGAAACATTTGACGGTGCTGTTTGGGCAATGGCTGTCCCTCCTGCGGCTATTGCCCTTTTTGAAAAAATCCAGGAGTGGGACGCACAATACGGGAACAGCGCGGCTAATTATAGCCCGTATACAAGCGAAACATTTCATCATTACAGTAGATCTCAGCATATCGCCACAAATTCTAAAGGCGAGATAGTACAGCAAACATGGCAAGGTGTTTTTAGAAAGGAGCTGAGCAGGTTTAGAAAGCTATGAACGATTTATTAAGCGAATATATAGACGGCGGTGACACTTTTTATATTATGGATAAAATTTCTGTAATAGACAGTTACGGGAGCCCGGTTACAGCTTGGACGCAGGGCGCGCCTTTTAAGGCGGATTTGCAAGAAGACACCACTATTCAAACAAGGATTGGCGAAAAGCTCGGCGTGACAAGTGTTTACACAGTGACTACAAGGAAAAATATCAACTTAGCGCCTTTGACGGTGTTCAGAAGAAAGAGTGACGGGCGAACCTTCCGAGTGACCTCTGAAAGAAAAAAAGTCCCTGAATCCGCAAAAATTGATATGGCTTTGTTTACCGCCGAGGATTACACGATCACTGGAGATGTTAATGGTGGATAAGGTTAATATTTTAGGTACAGACTATGAAATTCAATATCTTACTTCAAAAGATGATGAACGACTTGAAAAAGTTGACGGATATTGTGACTTTTATTCAAAATTAATCATTGTGTGCAACGAGGAAAACGGAAATATTCACGATTATAAAATGTATTTCAGAAAAGTGCTGCGTCACGAAATTGTACACGCTTTTTTGTACGAAAGTGGTTTAGCACAAAATTCTTTTTATTCTGAAAGCGGCTGGGCTGACAATGAAGAGATGGTGGATTGGATAGCTATTCAGGGCGAGAAAATCCATAAAGCGTGGGAGGAGTCGGGAGCTCTTGGATAGATTTCAAGCAATCAATAGTTTTTGGAGCAGCTTTGGAGTACCAGCTTACAATCGCTATGCCGTTCCTGATGGCGCTACATTTCCGTATTTAACATACGAAACAGCAGTAGGTTCTTTAGACGATTTAATACCGCTCAGTGCTTCTTTGTGGTATCAAAGCGATTCGCTAGCGGCGTTAAGCAGAAAAACGGAAGAAATTTATAGATATATAGTAGAAAACGACCCTGTGACGATAGAGATTGATGGCGGCTATCTCTGGATATACAAGAGCGGCGTATTTGCACAAGACCAAGCCTCCGGAAACGATTCAGTTAAGTCAAAGTACATCACGATTTACGCAGAGTTTGTGACGAAGTAGGAGAGTGAAAATTTATGGCATTTACTTTTAAAGAAATATCTCAGTATGCTTTTGAAAATATACAAAGAGAAGCGGGGGTTTTGTTGAAAGATTTCGACATAACAAACCCGACTCCAATTACTGACGATATGATTATAACAGCGACAAACGGCGGTTTTAACATTGCCGTTGCTGACGAATTTACAGATTTTGGCGAAGACGTTGACAATGTCCCGCCTGATCTTATGGAGCTAAAAGAACTTACGAAACGAACTGTTACAGCCTCCACAGAGGCTTATGAATTAACGCCGAAAGTGGTCGCACTAGCCTTAGGAGCTGCTGATACTTCTGGTAACCCGGTTTACGCAAAAACAACCGATGACAGTGTCACGACCGGAAAAACGTATTATACGAGAACGACAAGCGGCAGCACTATTACATATGAGGCGGTTGAAACACCTTCGGCAGAAAGTTTGTTTACATACTACGAAAAGATTGATACAGCAGGCATTGTGACGCCTAGAAGCGACATTCAGCTTTCAGACTTTAAGTCTTTAACGTGGCTCGGACGTGTAAGTAAGTCAAAGGATTGGAAAGTAGCTGTCGTTCTCGACAACTGCTTGTCTACTGGCGGCTTTAGTTTTCAGTCGACGAAGAATGGCAAAGGACGCTTTCCACTGACATTTACGGCGCACAGGACGATGAAAGATCCGGATAAGGTGCCGTTCAAGTTTTATAAAATTGAAATTGTGGAGGATTAATAAATGAAAATTGCAGATTTTAAGGGCGAAGCAGCCTTTGAGATTATCGGCGAGATTGCAGGCTACGCTGAAACGATTTGTTCGGATACCGAAATTCGAGAAAAGTTGTTTAAAGTAAAAGAAGTCGTTGAGGGCAGTGAAAACGCAGATGAAGCTGTTGATAATGCAGGCAGAATCATCAATTATTTCACTGTTGCAAAAATCGCGTTTACAAAATACGTCCACGAAACTATGGGCATTATGGCGGCACTAAACGAAACTTCCATTGAAGATTTGAATTTGAGTCCTTGGGAGATTCTCGGACAGTTAGCAGGGATTTTTAAAGAATCAGTCGCAAGCTTGATACCGCTTTTTTTCTCCTCGGCTCAGAAGACGGCAGCAACATCTTCTGGAAATGCTTTGGAGAATATGCAGGAATTAAAAAGCTAAAGTTTTTTGTGCAGTATTATAAAAGCCAGTATTTACTTTACGCAAAAGAAAAAACATACAGATACTATACGGCTGATTGTCTGCAAGCGGCGGCGAATAATTCGGCTAATTTTGTGGGAGGAACACAAATAAAGACATCATTAAGAGAGTTGATGTCTGCACCGATTGAATCAGACGACAACGAAGCAGCCGATATTATCGCAGATTTGATAGAAAAAACACAAGCTCTCGGAGGTGGAAACAGTGAATGTATTTGAGTTATTCGCAAGTCTGAGCTTGAAAGCAGATAGTTTTTTTAGCGGGCTTTCAGAAGCAGGCTCGGCACTATCGTCTTTTGCTGGTGAAGTTGGAGCGGTTGTAGATACCGCCAAAAAAATAGACGGTGTTATTACAGGAATAAGTGACAAAGCTGTTTCCGCCACAACTACATTTGTTACCGAAACGTTTTCTATCGCAAAAGCAATTGATGAAAATATAATGCAAGTCGTTGCCAGAGCTGGGGAAACCGTGATAGGAGCTTTCCAGACAATGGCGACCGAAGGTGTGGCATTTTTCAAAGATGTTATGCAAGAGGGTATGAGCTTTGACACTGCTATGGGGCAAGTGTCTGCAACGGCGCTAAAATCCCGAGAAGATTTCGATTCGGTGAAAGTTTCGGTTGATGGGTTTAATGGTTCTCTCCGCGAATTCGCTAAAAAAATGGGTGCAGA